AACAGGCTTTTCAATAATAAGATTTATGCCCTTTTCTAAGCAGTCCAGTGCTATAGCTGCATGCTTCCCACTCTCAGTTGCAATGGCAATTAAATCTTAATTTTTACGCTGGCAACCAAAATTGTGACATAAACCTCACAACGGGCGAAGTCGAGCAATACGGCGCACCGCAGGAGTGGATGAGCCACGAAACATTTAACTATGTAGCGCCGCTCATAGACACACGTATGGCGCATTTGCAAAAGATATCATACCTTATGACCGTTACCCCACGCACTAACGATTTAGACGATATGGACAAAGCGAGCGTGTCTACAAGTATATTGAGATATAAACAGGACACGACGGACTTCAAAACGAGCATAATCAACGCTATATCGTGGGCAGA